GACGTGAAGGACGTTTGAAGATCCTGTGAGACGATCCAAGGAGTTTGAGCGGCTTGGAATCCCATTCTAAAATCTGCTCCGTACTGACTTCCACTAGCAATTCCGAGAATCGTTCCCCAAGATTCTCCCGCATTTGAGCCGGTAGCATAAATATTAAGATGTCTTTCGAAGCTGCCGCCGAGCCAATAAGTTTCTTGTTGTGCGGTATTTGTAATTGCAGAATTAACCAACGTAGGATTGGTATTGAATACTTTTCTGATATATCTCGAAGAAGTGGGATCAAAGTTAAAGGCGGTTTGCTTTTGAACATTGCGACTACTATCGGTAATTATTGCATAAAATTCGTTTTTGACAGCCCCTGCATGGGTGCTTGTTCCAACTGGTGTAGTCGTATCCAAAGATCTAAACAGGGCTGCGCTGCCAGTGGCAACAGTTCCGCCTTCTCCAGAGGCATTGCAATCTCTCATTGAGCCCGAGAGGGCAATGGCTCCTTCATTGAGATACCAAACTGCGGCGAGTGCGCCGGTCATGACTTGACCGGCTTCCGAATAGGTGCTCGCAGAAGGAAAAACAAATAAACCATATGCGCCACCATTGGTGGCCGCCGCGTCAGTATTGACTATCGGAGTTCCTTTTGTGCCAGGAGTCCAGCCTGCCTTGCCAGCATTAGTGGCAGAAGTGGCTTGTGCGCCAAGGACACGAACCATTGTAACTGCATTGCTGTTTCTTAAATAAGCTTGAGCGGCATAGGCTGCATATGTTGGAGCAAGATAGTTTCCATCTCGCCAAATATCGCCGCCTTGTCCACCAGGGATGGGATTGCCAAAGATTTGAACAAATTCGGAAAATGAACCAACTTTAACTGGCCTCATTGCTGGTCCACGCTCTGTGCGTCCTATAATTACTGGTCCCATCTCTGCTGGAAGGGCTGGTAATTCCGAGTTATCTATTTCATCAATAAAAATACCGGGTGAAATAAACTTAAAAGATCTAGCTGCCATTACTAAGTGTCTCCTTGCACTGCTTCAAAAAATATCAATAATGAAGTTCTTCTATTCTTCCTATCGTTAATAAATAGTTGAACAAAAGGCGAAAGCCCCAAATAAGTCAAAACTACTCTCGATAAAATGGGACATTTCCACTGATGTGTAAGTGTTCTGGAATGTCCCCAAATATCACATGTTCACGGGGCAGTTTGACTTCAACAGCGTTTTCGCGTCTAACAATTTTTGGTCGATCTTCGTTTTTATCACCACCAATAATATATCCTCGAACTCTAAAAGATATTTGCGTTTGATAGCCGCGAGGATCCTCCATAAGAGCAGCGGCATTATTATTTAATTCGTAGCTAGGATCTATAAATACCTCGAAACTGTGTCCGTCTTTGTAAACATTAAAATGATTTAGACCACCCGGAGTCGTCATAAAGGGAGTCACAGCTTCATTAATTTGTTGTTGATATTCGGATTTAATTATCAACGTATATCCGATTTCTAAATAAATCGGAATCGGCATTGTGATTGTCTCATACACAACTTTTGAATTTTTTCTTGGAAAATTATTTTGCCCAGTTCCAATTAGCGATGTATTTATTAATAATCTTTTAGAATCAGCATTGGCAAAATTAGCTGTTTTATCTTGCTTGATAACTCTAGCAACCGTCATTGTACCACCCTTATTATCTTGGCGATTTGGAACAGATGCATAAAGTGCGCCTCGTTTAGTCACATCTTTTTCTACTGAGATTCTCTCAAGAGTCATAATAGGATATATTAGCCAACCATTGGCATCTCTCAGATCTTTATTGTGTTTAATTTGATAAGCACGTTCCGCTCCGACCCAAATAAAAGGTATTTTGTTAAAGCCTTTATTCGTTGTACAAAATATATTTAACTCATCATCAATATAGTCAAACAATGCACGATCAATAGTTTCTATTGTCGATGGCATAAACTGAATTTCTTGAAGAGGCAGCAGATCTTGGTTTCTTGAATTATCAGGTGGCATCGAATAGTCCCTCTCTTGAATATGAACAAGTAGCTACAATTTCAAATTTATGATCAATTTGTCCAAATAATTGTCTTGCCCATGAAATGGCTGTTATCTCATAAAAATAATCACCATACAATACAAAATCACCCTCTCTAACATACAGATCCTGATCTTCAATTAATCTTCTTTTATGGAAATAGATTGTAATTATGTTTGACTTGTCAATCCCAACGTGTTCCTCGGCTTTGGTTTCTGTGGCTTCGTAATTAACAAGCGCATATACTCTTATTGGATTAAGAAATGATTTTTCTATAGCCTCACCATATAAATCATTGTAATTTGTAATACTTTGATCTATTGGATAATATATAACTTGTTGTCCAATGACCCGCTCAATAAGTTCGTCATTAACTTGTTTAACAAGATTTCTTTCCTTTTCTCCAAGAAATAATGGGGGAGGTGGTTGCGCTGGTTGCGACCATTTATCGTCAGCCATATATTACCTCCTATCCGACAAACACGCCTGCTGGTATGTTTTGGTTAATTGTATTGATGGCCCCGGCTACGGTAGCATCTTTCTCTGCCAGTGCTTGATATGTTAATTGATCAAGCGTCTCTTTTAGTTCTGTTCTTAAATTAGTTTGTTCTTCTCTACCTTCAGTAATTAGCGCTGGACCATTAAGGGTAACTGATTCGCCTGGAATTGGTACAGTGGCGAATTTGGAACGAACATGACCTAAAGTTTCTTTTGCTAACGAAAGCGCAAATCTGCGAACCCATTGCTTTCCAATCGAATTAATATTTTGGTAGGGAATATTTCCGAAGGGGATCGTGTTCATGTTGTTGATTCCATCAGTGAGAGAACCAGAAGATGCAGTCCAAGCATCTTCAACAATTCTAAAATTAAACCAAAAATAACTTGGCGTTACCGCACTGGAGGGTGGGGTGGGAAATATCCTTAAAATATTATTCCTTAACTCAAAAGAGTAATGGGAATTTCTTGTATATATTGAATCTTCGAATGCCATGGCTTGTGCTTTATTTTGCCAAACTGGAACTAGCTGAAAAGTTGAGTCATCGGCGTATTGTCCATAATTAGCTAAATTACCAACGGTATTTAAGCCGCCATAATAACCAAAAAACCTCCACATAGACGCTGGTGTTCTGTAATATACTTTATCAACAATGATTTTGCTGCCGCTTGTAAAACCAGCATAGGGAACCGGATTTGATGTGGCAGCATCCACATTGTGCACGCTTGCGCTATTTAAAATTTCTTGTAGATCGTAGTCCTGAACACTTCCAATTGATTTAAACGAGGCTGAATATATCCTTGTGGCACCTCCCGCTCGTGCATTTGTTGAAAATGCTTCCGCTACTCTTTGTGCATATGAAAATGTAGATTTTGGATACTTAAGAGCAACATGCGTGCCGCTAAGACTTGACGACAAGGTTCCCGCGAGCAATGTGCCGTCGCGGTTAAAAGTTCCAGTTGTCATACCTAAGACATCAGATAAGATATTTTTTGCCTGATGCATGTTAACAATATAAGAATATTCTAAAACAGCTTCCTCATATCCGGCATAAACGCTCCCGGTGGTGATCTCAAGGTCTAGTATATCTCCACCAAGTTTCTTAAATGTATATGCAACTTGCTCAGCGGCTCCTGATAAAAACTCTACGGAGCCCGTAAACATGCCAAAAGGACATTCTGCCGCAACGCTCCCTGCTGCTCCAGTGGTGGGAAGTCTGATTGCGCTAATAGTACTTTGTGGGGTAAGGGTCGGAATCGCCATTAAATATAAGTCTCCTCACCTTAAATAGTTGAGCGATAAAAGAAAGCCCCCGCCATTTGAGTGACGAGGGCAATCTTTTTGCGCTATTGTTTATCTTGTTCTATTAAACGAGGTCAACAACAATAACTAGTCCATACATATCAGGACGAACCATCTTCTTACCGTAGCGCGTCATGACTCCCTTGCGGGGCACGAAGTCTTCGGTTCCGAAGATAGTCGGCGTGACTTGTAGTGGAACATATGGAGCATAGACATATCCACTCTCTAAGAAGGATCCACCCTTGCGACCAACGAGAACGAGGTTGCGAGGGAAATAGGGGTCTACAAAGACATCCCATTTCTTAGACAGAGAACCTGTCTTCACAGCACCAACAGTACCCTTGTCAACGTCACCAGTGACATTTGCACGGAATCCGGCAGTGAACTCAAGGATGTTCGCCACTTCAGGTGAAACCACGATGAAGTTTGCGCCGCCTCTTAAGGTCTTGCGGTGAATCTGTGCAGAGACATCATTGATTGTCTCAACAAGAGTCTCATACCATTCGGAAACGGTACCCGTGAAGTCGGGGGTTGCTGTAGCAGCACCAACTTCCTGCCCACCTGACGCGCCTGTTCTGTTAACAAACTTGCCAGCGTGGCGGGACCAATAGTAGCTACCAGCAGTTGCACCCTTAACCAGATCTTCGAGAATCTCGCGATCAATTTCAAGAGCAATCTGCTCAGAAAGAATCGACGTCAACTCAACCTCAGCGTCGAGGTTGTGGTAGGCGTTGAGATCCTGACCAAGTTCCGGAGTCCACTTAGCTTTGAGCTTCTTGGTGATTGCCGTGACCGAGGTACTATCGACCTTGATGTCGATCTCGGGAATATCCACGGTGGCCTCACCAGCAG